TATCTCTAAGAAGAAGATAGTATCTGATGTTGAGGATATAATAGGTAAACCACCTGTAGTGAAGCATGAACCATTAAGGATGGCAAAGTATGACTTATCAAAGTATGGTATAACTGACCAATGATAGAAAAATATATTATACTTTCATTATTATACCTTGAGTATATTACACAGAAACTATTATGTTTACCCTATCATCTTTATATTAAATTTGACCATTGGAATTTCAATAGAAATCTAGACCAGAGAAATAAGGAGTTAGCAGCAAAAACACCACTAATAATAAAAGATGATTGATACTATATTATATGGTGATTGTCGAGAGACACTACCAACAATTGATTTAAAATGTAGGATGTGTGTAACATCACCACCTTATTATGGACTGCGTAATTATAAATCAAATGATAAACAAATAGGATTAGAGCAATCACCTGAAGAGTATATTGATGAGTTAGTTAAGACATTTAGATTAGTAAGAGATATATTAACTGATGATGGTACTCTGTGGGTTAATATAGGTGATAGTTATTATAATTACAGAGGTGGAAAGGGTCAGGCATTACCTAATCAATCATTTGGTGGTGATCAAGACTTACCACATATTAACCCTAGACGTGGTAATAAACTAGTAGGATATAAAGAAAAGGATTTAATTGGCATCCCTTGGATGTTAGCATTTGCATTACGTGCAGATGGTTGGTATTTACGTCAAGATATTATATGGAGTAAACCAAACCCTATGCCTGAGAGTGTAAGGGATAGGTGCACAAAATCACATGAATATATGTTTTTGTTGAGTAAGAGTCAGAATTATTATTTTGATGTGGATAGTATAAGAATACCAACAGTTGATGGTAGACAGTTAAAACGTAAGAAATCAGTGTGGGAAGTCAAGGTCAAACCACATAGGTCAACAGGTCATCACGCAACATACCCTGAAGAGTTGATTATACCCTCTGTGCTGGCAGGTAGTGAGAAGGGTGATATAATACTTGACCCATTTATGGGAAGTGGTACCACTGCTGATGTAGCGAAGTCATATGATAGGCATTTTGTAGGGTGTGATTTAGTGGACAGTTGGTAAAGTGGTACATGGTGGGTTGTGTCCCCACATTATCCGATGTATATTAAGAGAGTCAAAAACGACACAGCATTATGACACTAACTCAAGACCTAGACATCCTCACCACTTGGACTGTTAAAGAAGTCAACAACTATCTTAAGGACTTCACCATTTATGGTAAGACTCTTCAGGATTATAAGGACACAATGTCCACTGCTGACTTCACCAAATTCTTTCAATACATCGTAAATGATGTAATTGAGGCAGGAATCAAACAGTTAGGTATTGATGGACGTAGGGAAGAGGTAAGTGGTTATGATTATGTTTTTGGAGATACACCAGTAGAATTCAAACTACTTGGTGGTGAAGAGAAGGCATCATTTGCAACTGGTAACAAGACCAGTCACTTCGGTGGTGCTAAGACTAACATTGTATGGGCAATCAAGTATACTTTCAAGGACAATCAAATCGATTCATTTGGTATGGTTGTAATTGATACAGACTTGACTGATTCAAACGTTTGGAAGTCATCTTCAGGTCGTAAGGATTCATTCTCAACATTGAAACTACTAATCGATGAGGAGAATTGCATTCTTACACAAGTTGGTATTGTAAAACCAGCATCTAAGTATCTTCATTTCCTACCATTACCAACCACAACCCTAGTTGCTTGACAAACCATTGAGGATACGGTTATAATGACTGTATCCTCTTTTTAATGTTCTTGTGCTGCCATTTAATGATAAACTATTATACTCAGTGCCTACCAAACTACCAGATAAACTGATAGAGTCAATGCTTGAGTATATTGAGTTGCAACATGTAATGCAATCAAGTTTACAAGATAAAGTGATAGATAATACTATTCGGTCATCAAAGAATGGTTTTATTAATTGGGATGAGTGGATACCTGGTATATTGCATAATATGTTTGTAGTTGCAAATGAGGCATATTTCGAGTATGATATATGCACATTTGATTCAAAGATACAGACAACAATATATGAGGAGGGTGACCATTATGATTGGCATACTGATGCTAATAGACCAACTGGTAGTTACTATAATGGTAAAGAAAGAAAGTTGTCTATTACATTATGTCTAAGTGACCCTGAAGAGTATACAGGTGGAGAGTTAGAGTTTAAATATCATAAATTAAATGAATCTCTTAAACTTGATAAAGGTGAAGCAATTATATTTCCTAGTTGGTTACCTCATCGAGTAGCACCTATCAAGTCAGGTAAAAGAATCTCACTAGTAGCATGGATGAATGGAAACCTATGGAAGTAAATAAGACATATCACATCAATTGTGTTGCTGGTATGGAGAAACTGGAAGATGAGAGTATTGACTTAGTTGTTACATCTCCACCTTATGACCAGTTAAGGACATATAATGATAGTAGCAAATGGAATATGGAAGTATTCTATGCTGTTGCTGCTCAACTCCAGAGGGTGTTAAAACCTGGTGGTGTTATTATGTGGAATGTAAATGATGCTACAGTTGATGGAAGTGAGACAGGGACTAGTTTTAGGCAAGCATTACATTTTAAAGATGTATGTGGTTTAAGACTACATGACACCATGATATATGAAAAGACTGGTATAGCATTTGCTAGTGGTAAGAATAGCGTAAGATATTCTCAAGCATTTGAATACTGTTTTATACTATCTAAGGGTAAACCTAAGACAGTTAATATTATTATGGATAAACCTAATAAGTGGGCAGGGTCAACATCATGGGGTAAAGCAAGAAGTAGAAAGAAAACAGGTGAATTAGATATTAGAGAGCATAAGACTAATCCAATTAAAGAGTTTGGTGCACGTAATAATATTTGGAGAATCAAGAATTGTGGAGGATTTGGACAATCAAATAAAGAGAGTTACAAACATCCTGCAACAATGCCTGAAGAGTTGGCACGTGGACATATTCAAACATGGACAAATGAAGGTGATTTAGTATTAGATCCTTTCATGGGTAGTGGCACAACTGCACAAGTATCATTAGAAGAAAACCGTAAGTTTATTGGATTTGAAATTGATGATACATACTATCAAATGTGTAAGGATAGGGTCGCACCTATGCTTGACAATCTACTAACTAGATTAAATGCTTAGACAGAAAGTTTGGGTAAAACCTATCAGTGAGCAATCTAAACTCACATGGGTACAATATCTTAACAGTAAGAATATTGTAAGATTAGAGCACAAGAGGCAAGATAAAATATTTGTCTCATCAATAGATAATCCAGATTTTTGGTTTTGGATTAATGTCAACAATGACCCAAATTGGGAGTATAAAGAGTTAAATGAATGATGACATTAAATTATTGCTAAATAGCGTGGTTACCAAGTTAAATGGTAAACTACAGTTTACTAGCACCCTAGACTCAATGGGTAATATGAGTGACAAAATTACAATTATTTACAACGTGAGGAATAAGAATGACGAACAACCCATACGTGAGAGTGACTGAGGATGAGCACCCAGCAAAGCAACATCATGATGATTTAGATAGGTGTGTTAAGATACTACAGGATACAGTAGATGAGTTTGTAACAGAAGAAGTGCTAACTCCAGGTGAGTTTGTTGCTTGTGTTAGAAATGCTCTGAGTGATTCTATTAGATATCATCAAGATCGCCTACAATTGCTCAAGGATGCCGAAAGTTTACTAACAAATAACCCAAAAGATCCACAACTGTTAAATGAATGACATCTCAAGGTAAAGATGCTGCTAAAGCATTGCAAAAACTAATTGATATGAGTAATAAGTATTCATCGATGGAGATGGATGGTGATGAACTTAAAGAGTCAATCTCACAGAGGATTGAAGCAACAACTGAGTTGAAAGAACTATTACTCAAAGCACAAGAGAATCAAAGACATAGTTATCATCAATGGAGAGCAAGTGATTGAAGTTGTTAATGATTATTTTCCAGATTGGTTAGTTAATATTGTAAGTACTGACATGGAAAACATGCCAGTAACTTACTCTAACTCACCATATGCTGATTTTAATAGAGCACGATTCTTTGGTAATATGTTGATGCAAGATGATAAACACTTGCAACAACCGTGGTGGTTTTTAGAATATTTTAATAGATGTATTTACAATGATATTTGTATAAAATATAATGTAAATCGTTGTGCTAGAATATTACTTAATGCACAATTACCTGGTATGGATGGATGTAATCATAATGATTCAGATAATGATAATTATCTAAGTGTAATTTACATGGGTCATGGTAACTCAGGTGATACAGTTTTTGTTAATCAAGCAGATGAAGATATTGAGAGAGTAACATTTAAGGAAGGACGGTTAATTATATTTAATTCTGCAATTTATCATAGAGGTGAAGCACCAACACAAGGTTATAGATGTACTTTAGGGGCAGTATATCCATTAAATAATGAATCTAAATCTTAAACAGTTGAAATACATTAGGGGAGTACTTTCTATTGCTAGGATGTATAAACCTTATGAAATTAGAGGTGATTGTAATACACCTAAGGGCACATTATGGAATGATGATTTACATAATCTATTTGTGCAGGTTGAAGCAGAAATTGCTAGACGGTTTCCAAAGTGTCCACCATGGTCCCCATATGGGTCATTTTCGGATATAATAAGAGAGTCAAAGCAATTAAACGAATCAATGACACTCAACCAACTCACTCAAGATGATTGGAATCTCATTCAGACAGTATTCTCTTCTGCTGCTGCTCTGGATATTGATACAAAACTTGACAATGATGGTGATTTCACTGTTGAGCAATTCTCCCAAGTGTGGGACAAAGTAAACGCACAAGGGGTTTAATTCATGTCAGTTTTACATCACGAGTCAATTCTTGAAACAATCTATGAGGAATTCATGGAAGAGTTAACACTAACTGAAACTCTCCCAATGTATTCAGAAAAAGAAATTGAATCCATTGTTTATCAACGTTTTGAAGATTTATGTCAATAGACAACAATCACAACATGAATTCTTTCATAGAAAGACATCACAATCAAAGGGGATTTACGACAAATGAGTATTACTCACCTAGTCGTATTATCCCCACTTTTTATGTCAATAAATATCACTATTATGATGATATGATTGATAGTTTAGCACAATACATTAATGGTTATTAACATGAGTTTATCACAACAAGTTGAAGAGAGTTTAATTGGAGCACAAGAAGATTTACGCATTGCGTTATCATTTAGTGCAAGGACTGAGAAACCCTATGTATCAAAACATATTGCAGATATGCTGCATAATATTGATAATTTAATACACGTAACTGACCTACTATCTGAACTTGAAGATGGCATTACAAATCACAAATAGTCAACGAGATAATGATGAGTTAAAGTATTATGAGGACGTGTATATTACTGACGATAATATACAAGTTAGTGATACACAATTACCTGCATTTACTATAGTTGATAACACATATTATACTGGTGAAACTATTCCTGGATATCGTGTAAATGCACGTATTGGATGTAAACTAGGTAATGTTTTAGGTATGCAACAACATTTAAATGCAGGTGATAAAGTACATAATCCAATGATATTTCAGGGTAATGTATTATGGACTTATGAAAAGATTAATCAATTTGATACAGTTGCAGATTGTAAATCATACATTGAAAGTTATATAAATGAAGATGTAAGTAAAGCAATAAATGATAAACAAAAGGAATTAAATAGTGACAGTTGATAAACTGGACTTTTTTGTTACAGTTGTGTTACAATTGCTATACATGTCAACCCTTGGTCTGTATAATGTAGGGGTAATCACGCAAGCACGTCTTTTATGACAGCAACACGCACCCGCAGACCACGCAAGACAGCAACAAAGAAAACTGCTGTTACTGCTAAGAAATCCACTGCTAAGGTAAACGTGACTGAAACTCCAAAGACTGTGACCCCTTCCGCCCCAGTGCGTCCCGACACTCTTCTTAAGTTTGAAGACTACAAAAAAGACTTCAAATTAAGACTTGAAATCCACAATTATGAGATTAATGAGTTAGTCAAGGATTGCAAATGGGTTTACGAGCAATCAAAACCACTCGTAAAGCAAGGTTATGACTACGTTGTTGCTTCTTACAACAGAGCATTTAACGCACAACCAGTCAAATAAGTGTCACACAACCCCACCACGGTGGGGTTTTTTCATGTACAATTATAGAGTCCTTTACAGGTAACCTATTTGATTACACTAAGACCTCATCAATCACGTGCACTAAATGTAATGCAAGTTGAAGATAAAGGTCAAATAATTGTGCCTACTGGTGGTGGTAAAACATTCATTATGATTCAAGATTGCAAAGAAGATCTTGATAGTGATGTTACTGTAATTGTTGCACCACGTATACTATTAGCACAACAATTATGTGATGACTTTATTACTCAATTGAGTGATAAAATACATCCTCAATTAAATGTATTACATGCACATAGTGGAAGGACTAAGCACACAAGTTCTACCAAACCTGATGAAATTAGTGCTTGGGTTAATGATACTCCCAACCACAAATTAATATTCACAACTTATCATTCATTGGTTAAAGTTGTTGAATCAGGTATAGAAATAGATACAATCTATTTCGATGAAGCACACAATGGATGTGCAAGATCATTCTTCAAAAGTGTTAGTAAAGTGAGTGAATATGCTTCACGTTGTTATTACTTTACTGCTACACCTAAAATATCATATAAGCATGATAGAGGGATGAATAACAAAATAGTATGGGGTAATATCCTTGAAGATGTCCCTGCACCTGAATTAATTGATGGTGGAAGTATACTACCACCTACTATTTTACCATTTGAAATTGATACTAACTACAGCAAAGAAAATGCACATGTGCATCATAGTTTAACTGTGCAATCTGTGTTAGATAGTATTGATGAATCACACGATGCTAAAGTATTAGTTAGTGTCCCAAGTTCTAGAGTATTAAATAACATGCTAGGACGCACATTATTACTCAAAGAGTTAGAAACTCGTGGGTATGATGTATTACACATTACAAGTAAATTTGGTGCTTATGTCAACAAAGAAAAGGTCAATCGCACTAAATTCTTTAACACTCTCAAAACGTGGGGTGAAGAGAAATCCAGGAAATTTGTTATCTTCCATTACTCCATTTTATCAGAAGGTATCAATGTTAGTGGACTCACTCATACAGTATTCTTGCGAAATCTTAATATCGTCGAAATGGCACAAAGTATCGGAAGAGTTATTAGACTGGATAAAGAGGATGCCAAAGACATTAAGCAAGGCATTATTCCTGCTGGCGTTGTTAGTTTGTATCGCAAATCCACTGGTACTTGTGTTATTCCTATTCACAAGACTTATGGCACTAAAACTATCAAAAGAATGCAAAGAATAGTTAATGATGTATTCTACGAGGGACACCACACCACCGCATACTGTTAGTAGACAGTCCGCAAAGTGCACACTACTTGCGGACAACGTGCGGAAACATGCTATTATATAAGAGTGGAGGCAAGGGTGACGGATACCACACCAGAAAACGTCTTTAATTCGAACCTCTCCACTCACTCAACATTCTTTCTTTTTCATCACATGCGTAAAATCGAAGCACAAATGAATTCAGCAATCAGAAGTAAGAAAAACTTCTCAAAAGCGAATACACAAGTGACTTGGAATGACCGCATCGCTAGTGTTTATCTACACGGCAACCTAATTGCTAAAGTTGGTGACACTTTCGTGCAGGTATTTGATGGAGGATGGCAGTCAGTGACTACCAAATCACGTCTAAATGCTCTACTTAGTGAGGTTACACCCGACGGTGGAGTATTTCAAAGAGACTGGACTTGGTATTACAATTCTTCTAAGGTTGGCACTGTGCCTTTCTTCTCAGGTATGGAAGCAGTTTAACAACTGCTTCTTTTTTCTTGGCATTTGTTAACACCACCTTGATGACTTTTGACCAAAAAGTTGTTAACAATGTAAGTCCAAGTTTGTCCACTAAATGTTGTTTATTTCTTCACAATTATGTCACAGAATGTATCTCTTTCATTCCTAATTAACGATTTATCATTTGCACAAACTGGTAATGAATTAATTGCACTAATTGACAACTACCTCGCACAGGTTTAATTAACATTCTGAGGGGTGCAATTCCCCTCTCATTCTTTTTACTCTCATGCTCAATTCACTCTCAGATTTGTTAGAAACATGGTGTAAATCACAGTCATTAGAGTTTATTAGTGCTGATGATTTACTACATGGTTACTATCAAGAATTAACCATAGATCAACGTGATTGGTTACACAATTACATTGAAATATGGGATAAAACACAACAATTTGAGGTAGGATAATATGTTTCATAGTAAATCATTTGGACGCATATTTTGGGTAGATCCTGATACTCTAGATTTCAAATCATGCCCACAATTTGTTGATGGGACTGGTGATTTTGACCATGTAGATTGTGTATCAGACTGGGAAGATTTAGAGGGAGTTAATATGAGTAATTTACTAGATATTCATTCGTTTTGTTTACAAAACCTATGGAATCACTCCAATTCACTAACAATTAAGGATGGACTCTAAATGACAAATTATTCACAAACTGCAAACCCAAACGCAACAAATAGTGAGTTAGATGCTAAGGTTATTATTACACCTGACCATGTAACTTTGAATCAAAATGTTAATAAGTATCCACGGTTAAATGATAATGAATGGGATGAAATCCTCAAACTAATTGATATTGAGCAATCATACATTGTAGATGGTAATGATAATGACAACGAATTTTATAACACTTTGAGACGTAAACTGTTGGCATATCGTGCAGAAGATGATATAATTAATAAACTATGTGATACACCTTATGATTCAATTCCCCAGAGGTATTAAATGCTCAAACTATCAACAATCAAACAACAATCACCACCCAAAGTAACACAAACTGTAAGAGTGCAAAGTGTGTATAACCCACCACGTATACGCAAATTAAGTATACTCAATGACTAATACATAGTTTACACAAACTTACACATAGTACGCACGATTTTTTTCACATCATGTCAACAACTGACTCACAAAAACACCCACTAAGTGATAAACTTGAAGATGTAATCACTAATGAAACTTATGGTTTATTCCCTACACCAATAAGTAAATTTAGTGTGCCTAATCATGATGAGTTAAAGAAACAAATACTATTGTGGATGAAAGATTCACAAATACTCAAAAAACATGGAAGAGAAGGTATAACTCACAACGTAATACAAGTTGGAGAAAATAATACTTTGTTACGTGATTTACCTGATGTTGCTAATACTTTGCAAACTGCAATTACACAGCATAATAATAACTCAATGGAGTATAAATGCGACTTAGCAGTGAATGAAAGTTACCTGGAAGTTGCTGCACAAGATGCAATTTATGCACCGCACGAAGTATCAAATTGTTTATATCATTCTATCTACTTAATTAACTACAACCCCGAAGGACATAGTTATTACAAATGGAGAAAGAATGTAGGTAGTAATCATTATCCAATAATGCAATTAGATAGTAAACAATTAACACCTTATAATATGACTGAAGCAACATTTACTATGGCAGAAGGAGATATTATTACTTTTCCCGCAAATCTTACATTTGGTTATGATACTAACCCAACCAATGAAAGAATTACACTTAGTGCTAACATTGTCCCACAATAAAATGTTAACAACTCAACCACACTTTTCCACAGGTTTTCCACACTTAGCGGAAATATTTGTTGAAAACAGTGTATATTTAAAATGGTTAATTAAATGTAATAGAGTGTTATTTAACTCTAGTTAATTGCCTCTACAAAGTGTTACCTTAGAGCGTAGCATAGCGAGATTTTTTTGTCAACAACCTGTATACAGATTACAAAGTGTCTGTAATACCTTGACAGGACAATCATTTTCGGTTATAGTAACATTGTCAGCGAAATTCCAATGGGAAGGACTTACAAACGCAATGACCCCTATTCTTCACATAGGGCAAAAAGTTTACGAGAAAAACGTAAACAATCGAAGACCAAGTATCGCAGGGAAAATGTTAACGATTCCACAGACTATGTGGAAAAGTATAACAAACCCCGCACACAGTTTAACACACATACGGAGGACAATCACCTTGGATGAAACTAACTACAACCCAATTGAATCTGACTGGGTAGATGATATGTTATACGAGGATGATTACAATACTAATGAAGAAGAATTGCCCCCTAATGCCTAACCTATTCTTTGCTCTTTTTTGCCCCTAATTGCCATGACTAAAGTAACAACAATTAAAACACAATTTCCCCCTGTAGATGTTAAATTGTGGTCACAGGGTAGGAAACACTTTTGGGCGTATAATTACGACAAATGTGTTAAGAATGGTCCTTTTAATAGTGAGAAGTTAGCATTACTCGACGCAACCAAATTCACGGAGGGAAACTAATGACAATTCCAACCAAATTAGCAGCAATTCTTGATACATACGATGAAGGATTACTAGACCCTGATGAAACAATTGAAATGGCACAGTTTCTAATAGATACGGGGTTAAATAACACCCTGCTACAGTATCAACAATTGTGTGATTATTACGTTGCTGAGGGGTTATGCTATGACGTGGAGATTGCATGCACTGATTAATACATAGTGTATAACAGTTATTAACACATAGGACAGTTAATTCTGTCCTATTTGTGTATATTAAAAAATCGATAAATGCTAACCTACAAAAGTATACCATCGATAGAAAAATATTTCCCAGGAAAAAAATTCCCCCAGTAGGATGAAGTTATCAGAGCGAGCACAAAAGAAGAAAGACTTAGAAACCCTCCATGCAGACTTGGTGGGTCGCCCGTGGCCTGGCAGAAGATATCCAGGTTGCTACGAGGTCATCCAATTATACGTTAAGAAAGAATTAGGAAGGGACTTAAAAAATTTCTCAGGGTTATATACGTCCTTCAAGGATGAGGCAGTAGCAGAGGAAGACGGTCTATGGATATCTAAACCTAGATGGGGAGAGCCATTAGACTTTGACATAATTAAGAAGAATGACCTCCTACTCTATAAGATTTACACAGACAGTCTGGGAGGAGGTTACTCCACGAAGATGGAAGAGCGAGCACCCAATCACGGTGCGATTTATCTAGGTGATGGATTTATTCTTCATCAGGTCTGGCAGGAGAAGAGCACTATAGTAGACCTTATGTCAAAAGGTGCATATCTTTATCAGCACAGTTGTGTAGGCATAGTGAGGGAAAATGCTACATAAATCAGATATACTAGTTAAGTATGATATGAAACGATTTACTCTCAGAATCGAAGAAGATGACTTCGGTGAGAATTATATACACATCCCTGATGATGTTATGCGAGAGTGTGGATGGGACATTGGCACAGAGTTAGAGTATGAAGAAGAGACAGACGGTAGTATTATCTTGCATAAGTTAGAAGAATGAGGTATAATCAGATAATGTTAACCATATTGGTTATTATTAACATCATTAATCTCATAAAAAATTAGCGTCTGAAAAAAACGGCGAATTCAAATTATGACCGAAACACCGAAGTTTAATAATCAAGAAGAATTTCTTGCTTGGGCATTTGGGCAAACTAGTGAAGCGATTAAAAATCTTACTCAACGAATCGAAAATCTAGAAACTGCTGTCCAAAAAATCCCTCCTCCAGGTCCTGACATGATTAAATACAAGATTCCAGGGGATGAGGGGTATTCTAATTTGAAAGAGCTCCTAGATAATCTGTATGAGCGGATAAATAAGATAGAGACGGAATCCGCATATAGTGAGTTTTTAAAGAAGCATGGCAGCGTACATCCAGGAGACAGGTCGGAGTTTTCCCAACCCGACTAAGGGCACTGATTTTACTAGCGAGTTTAAAAGACCTGCTTCAGGGGATTATGATTCCCATGGAGACTATCCTGGTGTGGGCACTGGTATGGCATATACTATCACCTTTGAGGGTGGTGGTCCTGGCACTATGCCTATGGGAAAGGACGTGGTGCATTATATTGGGGATGATGACCCAACTAATGTATCTGGAAAGACTGAGAGACAACCAATATACAGATGGTATAGAGGGTCTAAAGATGACCACATGTATACCAACCTTCCTAGACTAATTAAATCTCACCTAGGATGTGAGAATGAGTCATGGAAGAAAGCAGCAGGAGGATATAACCCAGAGCCTAGAAGCGGTGCACCTGTATTCTATGTGATGACAAAGCAGGTTGAGAATAGTGTGCCTCTAAAAGCATACTACTCCTATTGGCCTGACGATTCACAACTATGTGTTGGCACTAATGTCCCCACTGGATTAAATGGGGTAGGTTGTGGTAGAAACAAATACAAATATATTACTACTTTAGGGTATGTGTTTACTTCACAAGCAGATGCCGATGAATACTGTACAGGTGGTGAGACTGCTAAACCTCTATATGAATACCTTCATCCAGACCCTGACCACTTCTATACAATAACTCCTGAGACTGAAGTTAATCTAGAAGGTATAGCAGAAGGTGGTCCTGCTGATCCAGCTCAATCATATAATAAAGAATATGCCTACCTAGGCATCTTATGCTATGCCTTTGCAGAACCTCCCAGGGACGCTCCTACAGACCTTATACGAGACATTGGTAAGATAGGTCCTACTGGCATGCCTCCATGTATTGATAAAAGTGGGTGGTATGATTATAGTTTTGGTAGACAAGCAACTTGGAATGGCATTGTAAATGGTATGGGTGCATGGACTGAGTTCATGTATCTTCAAATGCGTGATGCTCAAGGTAATAATGTTGAAGGTCCACCTGCAATTAATGGTTGGGGTAATCCAGACAATGTAGAAGCATTATCTAATGATGCCTTCTTCGAGTGGAGTTATGGTCTGAGTGGTGCTGTAAAGGGTGCTATACCACGATATCTGGGTTTCGAGGACATGTATGACTCCCAGTTTGTATTCTATTTGTATGATACGTCATATCCATGGAATGGTCCTATCTTCTCTACTCAGTATATTCTTAGTAATGCACAATGCTGTCCTAATACTACTGACCCTGAAGGATGCCCTCAGTGTGCTCCTGTGTGGACGTATCACTCACACTTCTATGAGATACAAGAGGATGTGTGGAATACTACTCATACTGACATATCAATACACGATGAGAGTAGTGTTGGTGTAAAAGAATCTTTCTGGACTATAGGCACTGGTAGCACTACTATCTTCTTCCGTTATCTTACACGGACTGGTGATTTTAATAGAGGAGAAACTATTAATGGATGGGATATAAACTCTGTATACTATTTCGGTGATGAGCTCAAGTGTGGAGTTATGGAGCTCACATGGAATGATGCTAACGATAATAAGTGGTATGTTAACCCTGCTTGCGTAGCATGGCGGTTAACTGATACTAGTGCTGTGGAAGTAACTAACTCACTTGCGGAGAAAGGCGCATGGGTTGGTCCTGTAGTACCTAATAATCCCGCAGTGCCGTGGTCAAACTTTATGAAGACCTACGGTATATACCCTTCTATACCCGCAGATGACGTAGTTGACCCTCTTATTGGCGTATGGCAAGTGCATACTGCGACATTTACTATTACTACTGCGGGGGATTACTCCTTAGCGATAGAATCTGATAACTATGGTTACATGAAGATTACGGATTCTGGTGGCACTGTCCTCGTAGATAGGGAGATTGTTTACGCTAGTGGTATGGGTAGTGAGGTATTCCAGTGGATGACACTTGGACCAGGCACTTATACTCTAGAAACTAGAGTGATGAATATTAATAGGGCAACCACACAGGAACCTTTTACATATCAAGAGCAGTTTACTTCTAGTGATGGAGGCACTGCAGAGATACTTGCGGGATATGGTATTCCTAATAAAGCAGCATTCTGTGGTACGTATGAATTCCCTAAGAAGATATCTTATTGGAAAGTGCAGCTCAACCCTAAAGCACTTATCCCTTCACGCACATTAGACGAGGCAGAGCTTGAGGCAGTAGTTAGTGACTCTGGTGAGGTAATCGCAGTTAATATTATTAATGGTGGTAGAGGATACGTTAACCCTACCATAAGTGTAATGAATCCACGGGAGTTAGAAAACTTCTCTCCCACTGATACCGCCGACTTTATGGAGGATAGTATCAATAGTGACTATGACTATGATAAAGCTATTGGTAATCCGTCTGTTAACCCTGGTGAATTCAAACAGCGCAATATGAAGAGCGCAATGAAGGCATATGGTTCACAGTCAGGAATAATAAAGCTACCAGAAACTAAGGATAAGGATAAGATTAAAATAAGGAGAGCACAAGTTGAGATTTCTGAGATAGATACGCTCGGTGTTATTAAATCTATCCGTGTTATAGATGGTGGTGCGGGATATAACCAAGCAGAAGCACCCTATGTGCACTTGGTAGAGCCTGAGCATATTGAGTATCAGTCAGATGATGCGGGTGCAAATGAATTGAATGATACTCATAAGCAAATGGGTGAGGCATGGAATCATCAGTTTGATAGTCCTTATCTAGACCAACCCATTGGTGCTAACTTTGACAGTGAGACTATGGGTTATGTGCAGAGCTCTTTTGGTGTAGCACAGGAAAAGCAGAATACACCAACTTCTGTATATGTTGAAGTCCCTGACAGTTATGTAAGAGCAGCAAATGACGGTGTAGACGATGATAAGACTACACTCTGTATGAATCTTCCTGCTGCATGTAAAGAGATTAATGCTAGAGGGTACATTTCTCAGGCTATGCCAGATGAGGAAGTGTTCTCGGTTATGTCCTCATTAGACCCTTCTATAGCAAACCTAGAGAAGGATGTGATGCCATATGCATACAAGAGTACTAGTAGTGTTGATGACTACGGTGAGAATATGTCTCACCTTTATGGACCTTTTGGTAAGAAGAGATGTATAGAAGTATCACAACCTAGACTCTATAATATTGCTAGATGGTTTGATATGCCTTGTGCATATTTGGATGTGGGTGATGACGGAGAGCAGAAAGCATTCGGATGGTTACCATACAAGTATTGTGCATCCACTGAGAAAGAAGCATCTTTCCGTGTATCCTTATCTTGCGAAGGTTATGTAGGTGGTAGTCAGGGTCCAGCATTTATGGATTGGTTTGCATCTAGACCCGTACCTTACTTGCAGGAGAAGAGGGAAGCACCAGGTAATGCTGGTAAGAGAATGTGGAATTGCAGAAGAGGGTCTATTCCAGGTAGATGTTACCGTGACCCTAATAACTCTTCAGATATCATATTTGTGCCAGTGGGACAGGATGAGAATACTTGGGATTACAACAGAGCTGAGTTTACAGAGCTGGAACAGTTACAGATGTGGGCAGGAGATAATATTACCAGTAGTGCAGCAGTGCAAACCTGGTTGGGACACCCTACGGCAAATGATCCAGCAGGTACACCGCATTCTGTGGATTACACTGCGTTAACTGTAGCAGCATGCACTAACGGACAACCACCTAATGATTGTTGGGATAGGTATGTGCGTGGAGTGGTTGCTAATGATGGACCCCTTACCGTATACTGTGGATATGATAATCAAGGTAATGGTCTAGCAGGTCAGACTTATTGTAATACTCCTGAGCTGCACAATAACCCTTGTCTAGCACTAGATAAAGTACTAGATTCTTCTATTGCTGTTACACCTAAACGTGTGAGGGGTAGTGGTGCGGATATGAGAATGTTAATGGGACCGTATAATGGAACTATGTCTGTTAGAAATTATTTGACTGGTGGTGTTATTGCACTAGATAAAGCAATCAAAAATTATGGTAACCCATATTTTGATGAATGTAGTGAAGAAAACTCTTGGTATTCTGGCACAGAGATAAACGAGAAAGAAAGGGGGATTAATCAGTAATGGCATTTGGTTTCTTAAAACCAGTAGCATCTCTAAATGGACTACCTTGTAGTGGTCATGGACTCTGCTTGCCATCCACTATCCACTCTGTACAAGCGTGTGGCACCCCTCCAATCCCCTACAGCATAGTCATTAAGGAATATACGTGTTGGTGGCCCCCTCAACCAATGATTCCCATATTCCCAGTTACTCCTTATAGGGCAACTGTGCTTGTGAATCGTATTCCTATCATGCTTTTAGGTGATACTTTCACCCCACACATAGCAGTATGTACTAATATTGTTGTGTTCATTTGTCCTTGTGGTAAATCGATGTGTCCAAAACCCACTCCTATACCATGTAGCACCTTAACAATTGAAGATGGAGGTGGAGTTGGACATACAAGAATCGTAATGGCAACAACTTTAACTGTTTTTGCCTTGAAATTACCTATTGCACGTATCCTAGACCCCCTAGGAGTTGGATTTCCTGGGTTTAGTTACCCTTGTTCATCTGTGGTTGCCTGGGGGCATGCAACTGTGCTATCATCTTAAGTAGTTTATTCAATAAAATGGCACTTTACGGAACAACAGGTGGTTATGTAGCACCTCAACCCAAGAAAACTAGACAAGGAAACTCGAAAAATACTAAATTAGCTGCCACAGCTCGTAACGGAGCAAGAAAAAGATATAGAGGTCAAGGAAAATAGTCGGAAAACCCTATAAATAACTATTAAGGTGATAAATACCTCAATAGAATCTGAAAAATGCCCGCTTATAGGTTTAGATCTGAGAAATACGTCAGTAGAGGCTTTAAAGATTTAGCAATTTCTTTAAATCCTAACCCTTCTACTGGCGATTTTGGCGTGGTAAAAAATGAAAACGCAATTAAACAGTCAGTAAGGAATTTAATTCTTACTATGTTTGGTGAAAGACCCTTCCAATCAGATATTGGGTCTAGAGTTAAGATGCTTTTATTTGAACCATGGGATCCATTCAGTATAGATTCCATGAAAAGTGAGATTTATAACTGTCTGACAAGACTTGAACCAAGAATTGAAGTGACTGGCGTGGATTTACGTGATGAATCTGATGTGAATGCAATACAAGTGGCAATTGATTACAAGATTGTAGGAGAAAGTATTGTCCAAAATGTTGATTTCCTCTTAGAGAAAGCGTAAAATGGCAGCAATCCCATCACAATTAACGTCGTTAGACTTCTTTGAAATTAAAGAATCCATAAAATCGTATCTTCGGACTCGAAAAGAGTTTACCGATTACGATTTTGAGGGAAGTACTGCGTCATATTTGATTGATACGCTTGCTTATAACACATATTACACTGCTTTTAACGCTAATATGGCGTTAAATGAGTCTTTTTTAGAGACTGCAACCGTTAGAGACAACATTGTAAGGATTGCAAAGCAGTTAAATTACACTCCAAGGTCTATAAAAGCACCTAGAGCATGCTTGAAACTCGTTGCACAGACTACAACTTCTCTAAATGGCACTACTTTTCCAGAATTTGCTACTTTAAAGAAGGGTGATGTCTTCGTTGCAGAGAATGCAAACGATACTTATACCTTTTGTTTGACTCAGGACATACAAGTTGCCGTTGATACTGCTACAGGACAGGCATCATTTGATAATGTCATGACCTATCAAGGTAATTTACTCTATTTTAACTATACAGTTGATTATACTAAGAAGCAAGACTTCATAATTCCTGGTGAAAACGTTGATACTGGTCTTTTAGTCGTTGATGTTTCACCATCTGCCCAATCTAATGAGACAGATACCTATTCTCTTGCTAAAAACGTCACTGCTGCTAACTCTACAAGCAGAATTTACTACTTAGAGGAGACAGATGACCTTAGATATCGTCTTGTTTTCGGTGATGGCGTTATTGGACGTAAATTAATTGATGGAGAATACCTAACTTTGACCTATGTCACTACAGATGGGGTTGAAGCTAACGGATGTAAGAATTTTGACTACATTGGTAACGTAGTTGACAGTGATGGAAGGGTAATTGACCCAAATAGCATCACTTTAACAACAAAAGACGCTGCTCAAGACGGTGAAGACCGTGAAACTTCACTTTCTGTGAAATTTAGAGCACCTAGAGCGTATGCAACTCAAAATAGAGCTGTTACTGAGACGGATTATGAGCATATTGTCTCAGAAATCTATCCTCAAGCAGCATCTGTGACTGCTTATGGTGGTGAGAAGCTATCTCCACCGATTTATGGCAAGGTTTACATTGCAATTCGACCAAAAACGGGAAATAAGCTAAACGAAACAACAAAAGCAAGGATTAAAAACGATTTGAAGAAGTATTCTGTTGCTTCTATCGAGCCAGTCATCATTGACCCAACAAGTTTCTACATTATTCCGAAATCTTACGTTTACTATAACGGAAATGATACATCTTTGACTGGATCTCAACTCGGAACTAAAGTTTTACAGTCCATGGATGATTATAACAGAAATGGACAGAATAATCGCTTCGGTGGAAGGATAGATGGGTCTAAATTTGGATCCATGATTGATAATAGCGATAATTCAATTTCTGGTAACGTTACTCAATTGACTTTAGGTCAAAATCTCGACCAATTCACTTTTGGTAACGTATTTACCCAATGTTTAGATTTTGGTAACCCACTTTATGACCCATCTCAGTATTCTGGTAACCCAGATGGAGATACAACTGGTACAAAGTGTGCACCTTCATTCTCTACGACTAAATCAGGGTCATTTTACGCTACAGGGTATACAGAAGACTTAGTTAACCTAACATTGTCAGATGGTACTACTTCTGCTGCTATAACTACTCCTGGATTGTCAACAAACGTGACTAATCAAGTATTAGTCCCTGTAAATATTAGAGATGATGGTAGAGGTAACTTAATTCTTGTTACTATTAGAGATGAGACAGAATTAGTCCTAAATCCTTCAGTAGGTAGTGTTGATTACTCCACTGGTAAGGTATGTGTAGGACCAATTGCCATTCAGGGCACTCCAGATGACACTGAGAGACTCCCAATTCAGGTATTACCTGCAGGAGGGTCTGTAATCATTCCACCAGGAGTTGACCCAACAGTCTTTAACCCAACAGTCAATCCAATTGACTACACAATCAATGATGTAGCAATCCCCACCTTCGATCCTAACAATTTTGGAGGTTATAACTTCGGTGATATAGGGGGTATAAATATCATAGATTATCCAACAGATACCTTCGAGTATCCAGTCAGCGAATCCTGTTTCTAAGATAGATGCCGATTACAAAGAATATCAATGTCTCTGATAGGGTAGAGAGTCAGTTACCTGATTTTATACGGCAAGAAGACAGACAATTAGTCAACTTTTTGTTTGAGTATTATAAATCTCAGGAAAAAACTGGTCGCCCTTATGATATTCTCAATAACTTATTGAGGTATCTCGATTTAGACAAATACAGCTCAACAGAGTTAGCGAGTGCTACGTCTTTGCTTAAAGATATTGGCATAGATGACCGCAAGATAGAAATAGAAAGTATTGATGGTTTCCAGGAGAATGATGGATCCATCATGATTGATAATGAGGTGATCTACTATGAGTCTGTGACTCGTGGTCCTGATGTTATCATTACTCCAGGAATTTCATTCCCACAATTCAATAAAAAGAAGCAACAACTAGAAAATCCCTTTAATCTGTTTAATGGCACTGATAAGGTATTCCCTCTTAGTTTCTTAGGCACTCCAATTGCCCCACCTTCTGCTGAACACCTTATTGTAATCACTTACAATGATATGCAGGTGCCAGGAGTTGATTATACTGTAGATGGCACAAATATTATCTTTACTGAAGCACCTCGTGATCAAACTGGTGCTGATGATTCAGAATTTACTCAAATTACATATTTGGTTGGATATTCCGACCAAACTATCAAAGTTACTGATAGTATACCTTGGCAAGAGTGGCAAAACACCAAAATCTATCCATTAAGGATTGGAGGGGTTTCATATACTCCAACTTCCGAAATTGGATTAGTAATTAACAAAAATGGTCGCTTACAAAAACCTTTTGAAGACTATACAGTCTATCAGGACAAAGTTGTCTTCAAAAATGAGATTGGAGCTGCTGATGATATTCATATTAGGTCTGTTGAATACATTGCTCCTGCTTATGGATCTGGAGCCTCAGCAATTGCGTCTGTTAGTGAAAATGGTCTGATTGAATCACTGATTCCTAAGACAGGTGGTAGTAAGTATCGTCTTGATTTTGCTCCTAAGGTTGCTATTACCCATGAGAGTGGTATTACTGCCACTGCAAGGGCATTGGTTGGTGGTATTAAGGATATTCAGTTAATTTCTGGTGGACAGGGTTATACATCTTATAATCCACCAATTCCTGTTGTAGTAGCACCTAGCAACGTTAATGGAACACCTGCAAAACTGTCACTAACTGTTGATGACACCACTGGACAGGTTGATACTCTTACTATCACTGATAGTGGTAGTGGATATGACTTTATTCCTGCTATTACCTTCCAAAATCCAGGTGGAGCGACTATTGGTGCTCCCACTATCGATAGTGAAGGAAGGATAGGTGTTGGAAGTATTGCAGTCCTCACAATGGGTGTTGGATATAGCAATCCACCTACTGTTTACATTGATCCTGCACCTGATGGTGGTATTAATGCCACTGCAACTGCTAAAATCAATCAGGATGGTCAAGTATACGAAATTACAGTTAATAATAGAGGTAGAGGATATACAAGCGTCCCTAGATGTAAGATTGTTGACCCAATTGGTGCTCAAGTCCTTGATGTAACAGTTGCATCTGGTTCAGTTACCAATATTGAGATGTTAACTGGTGGTAGTGGTTATACCGATGCACCATCTGTTTATATCGTTGATAAAAGGGTAGATGAGTATGGAGAACCAATAGGAGGCACAGGTGCAACTGCTGTTGCTACTATTTTCAACGGTGAAATCACAGATATCAATATTACCAACTTTGGTACTGGATATTCAACTGAATTCCCACCTAAAATCTATATTGCCGACCCTGCAGCTGCTAGAGCGTCTGTAGATGTTGGTTTTGATGAAGTTACTGGATTTGATGTTATTCAACATGGATCTGGTTACTCTTCTAGTGCTTTCTTGGAATGTTCTCGTGGTGTATCTGGTCCTGTCGATTATGACAACCTTCATAACGAAATATACGCTGGAGAAGCGTCTCTAAGGCAGTCTAATCACCTTTCAGGGACTTCTGTTACCAATCTTGACTCTTTATTCATTAAAGAGGTATTTGACAAGTTTAGAAGGCAGTATTTGCCTACTTTGGACATCGATTTCTCCAAAGTTAACCCAGTTCAGGTAATTAAGAATATTAGCGACTTCTATGTCTCTAAAGGAACGAAATTAGCAACTCAATACCTGTTTAAAATCCTTTTTGGTGAAGAAGTAGATCTATACTATCCAAAAGACGAAATTATTAGTCCATCTCATGCTACTTGGGTTGTAGACACCATTCTTCGTGCTGAATTGATTGAAGGGTCACCTGAAAACCTAATTGACTCTCAAATTAACCAATATGCTGATGAAGTAGACTCTAGTGTTACTGCTGCATCCGCTTTAATCGAAAATGTCATTACAATCATTGAAGGAACGGATACAATCTACGAATTGGCTATCTCGGAAGAAACTCTTACTGGTAACTTCATTATTCCTTATAAAACTCGTCTTGTTGAGCCTCTTACTACAACAGGGCAGATTATCACAGTTGACTCAACTATTGGATGGCCTGAGAGGAATGGTACTATAAGAATTAACGATGAGGAGCAAGTTCAGTATAAAGAGAAGTCTTTAAACCAGTTTATCGAATGTACTCGCTCTAAAAACGGAATTGTTGAAGATTGGGATCCTGGTACTATAATTCAGTCCGAAATCTTCGTATATACGAATTTTGGCACTTCTGAGCAATGTAAACTAAGAATTCTTGGTATTGCAGAAGCAGGGACTACTGTATTGAATGATACAGGTAGTTACTACCTTGGTGGCGACAAATTGAAGGTTGCAAACCTTGGATCTACTGCTGAGGAGTTGAGACTGTCTTCTTGGTTGTATAACGTTAAAAAACTCATTCAGGTTAGTAGTATTACTCCTGGTGGTGTTAATAACCAGACTGCAACTGTAGTTTGCGCTAATCCACATGGATTGCTTGTTTCTGACCAAGTTACCATATATGGTGCAAACCCAGTTGTATATAACGGCACATTTACCGTTACATCTCGTATTGACCAGTTTACCTTCTCTTATCAGATAGCAACACCTACAGAGATTATTCCAGCTGGTAATATCCTATTATCTGTTGACCTTAACAGAGGTAAGTCAAATATACCCTCTATTAACAAGGTTGTTAGTGAATTTACCACTAATATTCAAAACTCTTTCTTTAACGACGATTATGTCTATGTTGCTGCCTCTGGACTACCAAACTATAAGATAGGTCCATTTACAGGGTCAGCACTCATTCCAGGTAACCAAAGGAAGCTTCTAAGATTCCCTAGGAATGTCCAAACTATATCAGAGCGTAAAACAATTGCTCCAGGTACCCCAGTTGGTTCTTGGGTTAATGGTGTTTCTATTTGGTCTTATAAGTCAAAAGAATACGTCCAATATGGTCCTTTAACTAATATTAGTGTAACTAACACAGGTGAAGGTTATGATGCTGGTGCTAAGCCTAATGTAGAGATAACAGGAGGCGGAGGCACAGGTGCTTCTGCTGAGGTTGTTGTAAATGGTAGTCTTGTATCTTTTGATGTTACTGAAGGTGGTAGTGGTTATACTGAGTCACCTTTGGTATCAATCGTTGGTGGCGGTGGTGTTGGTTCTACAGCACAAGCAGTTATTACTGGTGGTTCAGTATCAAGGATTCTTGTAGAGCAACCAGGCACAGGATATACTTCACAACCTAGTGTTTCTATTACAGGTGGTGGAGGTACTGGAGCAGAAGCAATTGCTAATGTCCGTGGTCCTATTTCCAGTGTTAATGTTACTAGCTTTGGTAGTGGATATACTTCACTTCCTAGTATTAAGGTTAACTCTGGTGAGAATGCTCTTGCTCAACCAATCGTATTAAATGGTAGAATAGTTTCTATCGCTATTATTAACTCTGGTAACAGTTATACAACAGCACCTAACGTAATTATCAATGGTGATGGATTTGGTGCAATTGCTAGAGCAACTATTGGAACCATCGGAGAAGACAAGGGTCGTGTCCTTGGCGTAACTATTCTAAACAAGGGTATTGGGTATACCCAAGGTTTAACCACCGTTAGACTCGAAGCAGTGGGTCAATTAGCAGACTTTGAACCTACTGTCTATCAATGGAATAAAAACCTTCAATATGAATTAGCTGACAGTTATGACTTTGCAAGAGGTTATGTATTCACTGGATATAACAACCAGTTTGGTGGTGAGTATGCTCACGTATCAGACCCTAAAGAATTAAGATATGTTGTTGGAGACAACGTATTCCTTGACCCTGTTACTCAGCAATTCCAAGAAGTTTCAGGTAACTATGACCACTCACCTATTATAGGTTGGGCATTTGATGGTAACCCAATTTATGGTCCTTATGGATATATCGATCCTACTGACCAGAATAGTGGTATCAGAAGGATGCGTACCTCATATAAGTTAAAGACTAATGTTGTATATGATGCAATTACGAATCCTGATCCTTCTAGGGTAGATGGTCCTCCTATTGCCACATATCCTGCAGGTACTTTTGTTGATGATTATTACTATGATTTCCAGTCTGGTGACCTAGACACTTACAATGGACGTTTCTGTAAGACACCAGATTACCCAGACGGCACATATGCATACTTTATTACTATTGATTCATCTGATGCTGGTGTTTCTGAATTCCCATATATCATGGGACCACAGTTTAACTCACTTCCTGATGATTGGAACTTCTCACAGATAGCAACACAAGAGAATATTCCTAATGGTGTTGTCCGTTATAGAGACCCATATACTGATGTTGATATTGATGTTGACCGTCAACCAAACCAGACTGCTGATATCTTTGCTACTGAGATTGAAGGATATCCTATTATCTTTGAAATCCAAGACTCTAATAATGATGGTTTGATTGATGCTAATGAGCAACAAGAAATCCTAGAGATGTCAGAAGAGGCAACTCTACAAATCTATGATTATTTCCCAAGAGTATCAGAAGAGTCTAGAGTTGATATTGAAGTTGAAACAACTACTCAGTTTGAAAATGCTAAGATTGACGGATTTGTTATTGAAAACCCAGGCACATCTTATCAGGTAAATGACACCGTATTCTTCGATAATGAAGGTACTGGTGGATTTGGTGCTTCTGCACTTATTGAATCTGTTAAAGGTCAGAAGATAGTTGGTTACTCAAAAGAGATTATTGGTGACCGTCCTTATGGTGTTATTACCACTAGTGAGGGACATGAACTTCGTCAGCAAGATGAAATCATTGTAAATTCACGACCTGTAATTGATAACACTAATAAGACTTATAAAGTTAAGGTTGTTGCTGGTGTTGAGAGAATTGATATCACTCAAGCAGGTACAGGTTACAACGAAGATATTCCACCAACATTTGAATTGATTAGTGCTTCTGGTCAGGATGCTGCTCTAGAGTTGGTACTACTTAATACTGGACAAGTTAACGCTGTTAATATCATTAATTCTGGTAGTGGATATGATAATGATAATCCTCCTCAGATAAGGGTATCACATCCACAGCAGTATAAGAAGACTCGTTATTGGATAACTGAGTATCTTGAGGCTGCTGGTACTATTACTATTCATGATACTTTAACCACACCTGAGCGTTACACTTATATCTGTGGTAGTGTTCTAGAGACAGATGGTGACCAAGCAGCAATTATTGCCAAATTTGATGACCTAGGCCAACTTGTTTGGGAGAGAAATCTACTTCCAACTAATTCTGGTGTTAAGAAAGCAGAATTTATTAAGATGCATCTTGACAGCAGCTTAGAGAATGATGTTATATACGTTGCTGGTCAGACTTACGATCCTAATAATAATCAGTATAATCCTGATGTATGGATAGGTAAGTATGAGTCTGGATTTAACAATGCTAATGCTCCTGATGGTATTCTACAGTGGCAGAAATCTATTGCTGGTATCTCAGGTATTAATAGAAGGGATTGGATTACCTCTATTGCTTTAGACCAAGATAAGAGAATTTACCTTGCAGGTTATACTGACAGTAATTCACCAGATCCTAACGATATGTGGATTATCCAGTGTGATTTGGATGGTGACCTTGTAGAGAAGAGAAAGATTGCATCTGCAGATGATTCTGAGATGATCAATCAGATAAAGTGGATATCCAATGATAGATTCTTCTTTGTTGGTGTCAACGATGATAATGATGATTGTATTTTCGGTGTATTCTTCTATGATGGGGCAAACCTTGAGATTGAATACATTAAGCAGATTCCAACTATCGGTGGATATGTAAGAAATCCTCAATTTGCTATTGATGATTATGGTGATGCTATCTTGGTATGGGATGTATATAATGCAGCTGCTACCAAGTATGATAAAGTCCAAATCAGCAAATTCCCAATTGCAACTGCAAATACTGCATGGGAATGGCAGAAGACAGTAACTATCAGTGGTAGTATTGATTCAATTAGACATGCTGGTATTAATGTAGATGTATTTGGTAACTATTCACTTGTTACTGATGTAATTGAAAGTCAGAATCAGAGATATTCTATTATCCATTATCTCAAATATGATGGTAATATTATCAAGGAAACAAAAGTTGATGATACTGCCAATATTGGTTTCCATGTAAAAGCACACAGTGTTGATAACTCTGGTGACCCAATTCTTGTTGTAGATAGACAACAGTCAGATCAACTTGCTTCATATAGGTTTAATAATGCTGCTGATATAGATGAAGATACTACTAAGCAGGATCTTGCTACAGTAACATTTGGATCACCTTCTGATGCGTCAATAGATGCTACATTTAAGAAGTTTGGAGATTCTTCACTTAAGTTGAGTGCAGTTTGTCCTGTTACATTAGGTGGTTATAATTTACAGTCAAAAGAATGGAGTTTTAGAGCTTGGTTCTCTATGACTACTGGTGCTCATAGCACTAATCATAAACCAATTATGTTTGACCTGACTCCTATAACTGGAGATTCTATTCAGGTTGAATTAGATGGAGATTCTACTAGTGCCAACTATGAGAAATTCCTAATTTATGTAAACTCTGTACAAGTAGCAATTTCATCTGTAGCAACTAACTGGACTGCATTTGGTAGTGCTGCTTGGGTGCATTTAACATTCCAGAAGAGAGAAGAATCTCTTGGATTGTATCAATATGAAGTATATTTGAATGGTAACCTTGTATGTAACTATCAGAGCACTTCTGATATCAATCTAGCAGATATGAGTCTTGCTGGTAAAGCAGCTGGTGCTGCAAGTCAAAACTCATTCATTGGATGGATTGATGACCTTGTATCTGATGATACTGCTCCATATAACAGCACTTATACATTACCTACTGAAGAGATTCCTGTTACTACAAGTAACTCTGATTCTGCTCTAATCAAGTTTGATAGATTACATTCTAAGAGAGATGCATATACTATCTCTGGTCTTAGCAAGTATACAAACGTAGAATTTAGTGATATTGAAGTAGCAACTACATGGGTTGATCTTAGTCTTTCTGCAATTAGTGATTGGGTTGTTGGTGCAGGTGGTCTGCAGATACTTGATATGTCACAAGTTATTGCAACTCTTAATGCTGCTAGTGGCACATATACATTTACTAATGCTAAGAATGAGTATGCAACTAAGACATCAACAGTACCTTCTCCTTTAGGTAAGAGACTAGAAATTACTGCTGATGTTATTAGTAAGTTCTATATTCGTGATGCTCTTTATCAGAAGATTGATAATGTAATGGAGTTTACCTTTAATCAGGATATAAAACTGACTAAGGGATCTATACTTCAACAGTTTAACGATAATGATGTTGTTACTGCATATGGTACTATTGTTAAAGTCCCTGAAGGCACTTTAACTAATCCTGGTTATGGTAACAAGTATCAAGTTGGTAAGATATACGGTACATTTAATAATACTGATCGTTATCAGACTACTGCCAATGATGTTAACCAGATTACTGGCACATATTTCGACACAATAGAAGAAGAATCACCATGGGCTGCTAATACAGTATATGCTCAGGGTGATAGAGTATACAGTGATAAGAAGATATACGAGGCACAAGGTGCTGGAACATCAGGTACTATTGCTCCTGTCCATACTACTGGATCTGCTAGTGATGGTGTTATTAACTGGGCATTTATTGATGATGCAGGTAAATTTACTGTTGATTTAACAGAGCATCCATATCCTAGACCTCAATGGACTGGATTAGATATGCCTGAGTGGTTGCCAGACCGTCTCTACGTCGTTGGACAGAGAGTTTGGTATAAACTTAACGTATATGAAGTTGCAAGCGGTGGAGCGGGTGTCAGTGGCACTACAGCACCTGTACATACCACTGGTAGTGTATCAGATGGTGGTGTAACTTGGACTCATGTTTCTACTGAAGAAGCAATTAGTGGATATTCCAGATTGATGGGATATGACATGGGCAATAATTATACTGTCCAGATTATAGAAGTCCATCCTGGTTCAGTATACATTCCAGATGACGTTGTTAGTATCAATGCTGGAAATATTACTTTAGCAGAAGATGAAAAATCAGTTGTAATTTCTGGATTCCAATCTGTTAAGAAGATTCGTGTTACTGCACGTCTTGAGAAAGATATTCTCAGGACAGCAGATGCAAGGACAGAATATGTCTATGCTACATCAAATAGTGCTCACGGATTTAAACAAGGTGAGATTATCTTTACTGAAGGGTTTACAACTAGTCAGTTTAATGGATCATTCTTTATTGACCAGATTATAGGATCAAGGGAGTTTACATTTGCTATTAGATCAACTGCTATAAGTGATCCTGATTTTAATAATAATGCTATTGCTAGTGTTAACATATTTGCTAAACACCCAACTTTAGAATTTACTAAGAGTCATCAATACGTCTTTGACTTATCTGATAATTCAAACTTTGGTTATTACCTATCATTCTCTCAGGATAACCAATACAAACTAGAATACTCATTCAATAATATTGAAAGGTCTGGTACTCCTGGTATTGCAACCACACCAGCTCCATTTGTTAAATTCTCTGTATTGGGTGATGTAACTAATATTTCTTATTACTTTGACCCATCTAGGACTGGTGCTGATTCACCAGTTGGTGATAACTCCTTTATTGATGTTATCACTACTCCTTTTGATGGAACATTTACCATCTCTGAAGTACCAACTGATACTACATTCAAGTTCCCTCTACACAAGGAACCAGAAAGACAGAATGCTGAAGTTGGAACAGATGAGTTTGATAATGCGTATTCTTTCTACTCTACAACCTCAACCAGAGCAGTTGGTCCTATTAACTCGATCAAACTGGTCTCTCCTGGTGGATTCTATCAGAAACTACCCATCATCAATGATATTGCATCCTTCAGACAGATTGAGAAGATTGTAATTGAGGATGGAGGTACTGAATATGCACCTGGTGTCTATTATGATGTCCCTGTCTTAGGAGATGGTGAAGGTGCTAAAGCAACTATTACTGTTGAATATGATGAAGAGGTTGGATCTGGAACTATTACTCTTGCTCAAGTAGCAGACCCAGGTAAAGGTTATACTACTGCATCTATTGATATTGATGCAATTCCAGGAATCTTAGGTAACACTCTTGCTGGTTCTGGTGGATCTGTAACTGTTGTTATTCCTTCAGAAGGTAGTGGTGCATCTGTATTCCTAACAGGTACTAATATTGGTAAGATTAAGAGACTGAAGAATAATGAATTTGGTTTTGGTTATTCACATGACTATACCTTAAAACCAGAGATTACCTTCCCTGTTAACTTACAACTCTTTAATACATCTATACTAAGTCAGATTAAGATAACTGACCCAGGTTCTGGATATACTTCTACTCCTGCTGTTGTAATTACAGGTGGTGGTGGATCTGGTGCAGAAGCAGAAGCAGTTATTAGAAATAATCGTCTGAATGAAATTATCATTAAAAATCCTGGTGCTGGATATTCATCAGAACCAGATGTTACTCTAAAATCAGAATTTAACTACGTTGTTAACTTAGACCTTAACTATCTACAGTTTAACTTCCCACATGGTATTACAACTGGTGCTGAAGTTACATTCCGTGCTGATAATGTCGGGTCTACAGAAGGAGAGCTTCCAAAACCAAGTACTGCTGGTTTGACCAGTTTGGTTGAAAATCAGATTTACTATGCTATTGCTGGTGAAGCAGCTGGTCTAGAAACTGACCAATTGAGATTTGGTCTTACTTTACAAGCAGCACAAGCAGGATCTTATATTACCTTCTTAACTCAAGGTAGTGGTCGTCAGACACTTTTAACTGAGGTATTTGGTGGTAAAGCAATTGCAGTTGTTGAAACATCTCGTTTCCTTGAAGGTGAAGAAGTATTCCAAGGGTCTGCTATTGAGACTGCTACTGCAACTGGTAAGGTATCTACAAACACTGGTTGGCAGATTGGTCCTAAGATTCTTAAGATTGTCGATTATGATGGCGATTGGGTTGCTGGTGAGAAAGTAACAGGTGTTATTTCTAAAGCATCTGGTCTTATTGATAACCTGTCTATAGCACGTGGTGTGTTAAATATCGGCTCCCTAACGAAGACACCAGGCCGATTTATTGATGACGTTGGTAAGCCTTCTGAGATTGTCCAGAAGATTCAGGATAGTTTCTTCTACCAGAACTTCTCATACGTTGTACAATCACAAATTCCTATTACACAATGGAAGACACAGGTATTAGAAAATAACCACCCTGCTGGTTTTAATATGTTTGGTCAGTTACAACTGACTGGTGGTAAGGATATATCTGGACGTAATATTGGTACAGAATTTACTAAGAAGGTTAATATTAACAGTTATACTAATGTTAACCAGATTACCTCCTTTGGTGCTGCACAACCAATCTATACTGACTACAACAATACTGAGGTTCTCTTCCGTAAGAAGCGTTTAACTTCTTCTGAGGAAATCTTAACTTCTATTGTTAAGAAGCTTGATAACTTCTCCGACCAGTTTAATGGTATTGAGAAGTCATTCCCATTAACTGTTGAGGGTGAACAAGTAATTGTTAAGCAAGACCAATTGATGATTACACTTAACGGTGTTATTCAGTCTCCTGGTACTTCTTATCAGGTTGTTGGTGCTAACTTGGTATTCTCTGAGCCACCTAAACCACCTTCTAAGGTTAACTATAGGACTGTTGGTATTACACCTACTCCAATCTATAGAATCGCACTTTACAGTTCTGGTGGTGGTGCTAATTATGGTATTTTCCCAACTACAGGTCAACAAGTCCAAGGTGAATTCTCAGATGCATATGCAACTGTTATTGACTCTGGAACTAATCATATTGACGTTATTAACGTTAATGGAACCTTCCAACTCAATGAAGAGATTGTTAGAGGAGAATTATTCTCTGCTCTAGTTGAAAGTGTAACTCTAATTAACTCTGAGACCATATTTGAATTTGGTGAAGCAATTACTAACCTTGAAGGTGATACTGCTTATGTTGAAGAGACTAATATCGATAATCAAGGTAATGTTACTGATAGACTCGTTGTAAGTAAGACTTCAGGTACTCCTAGGTTTGAAACTGGTATATTCGACCTTAAACTCAACGAATACATTTATTCTGCCTCATCTAAGATTGCAGGCCAGATTACATACATTGCACCTTACACTGACCCAATTAACGGTGAAGTTGTTGATGAATTAGTCATTAACGCTGGAACAACCTTCTTCGGATTGCTATTTGAGCGTTTAGTATCTCTAACCAATCCTAATGTCATCTTAGATGATATTTCACAGTCTTCTATCACTCCTACAGAGCTTTACAATTCTGACAACAGAATTAACGATGATTTCCTTGATTTTGAAGAAGTAAGGACTACAGAAGTAACATATTCGCAATTAGCGAATGGTACTTTTGCAGATGGTGATATTATCCGAAATAAGAAGACATTCTACGGAAATCCCGTTTCTGTCTTCCATGGAGTTGCTGCAAACAGATTCCTTGATGGAAAACGCAATATTGCAAATAATAAGCAAGAAATCATCGATTTTGCAGAAGCAAGCATTGCAATTGACTATCCTGATTATTATTTCCCATCTGATATTATTACTAACTCTTGGAGTCGTTTTAAAGACGCATATCGTCTAATTCAGAAGAATAAGGCATTAATCGCTGGAATGGCGTTTGATGACATGAAAACTCAATATCCTTCTTCTTCAATCCCTTCAGATGCGAAATGTAAGAGAGATATTGAATATTTGATTGATGCAATCTCTATTGACGTTTATGCTGGTGGAAACCGTTATTCACGTAAGTTTACTCAACAATTCTTCGATTCTGAAGGAAGTTTCACTTATGTAAATGGTCAAAGTGCAGAAACCCGTTTTGCCTTTGAAAAAGCAAGAGATAGAATGAAAGCAGCTATTGCTAACCAATATTCAGGTACAATCAATGCTGTAAACTCTGGTGACTCTTGGACGGCATATCAAGACCTTACAATCACTGCTGACCCTTCACCTAACGATCCATACGGAACTGCTGGTTCTAACGCTAATAATCAAGATGCTGCAAACTGCACGGACGTACAATCTACAATTGACACTCTTCATAACTTAATTAATGAGTGTTTAACTAATGCAAGTTTAACTGAGCTTCCTGGTGAAACTCAAGGCACATATTCACCTCACCAAGAGAAGTGCCGTCGTGACCTTGGATACTTCATTGATGCTATTGCTGAAGACGTTGGACAAGGTGGTAACTTTAATGTTGTTGAATTTACTAAGAAATTCTTCGATGATGATGGTGTCCCTCTAACTAACGGTATTGTTGGTGAAGAGGCAGAAGCAGTCCATGCATTCACTAGTGCTGGTACATTGATGTATCGTGCGATTAATAACCTAATGTATTGGAAGGATCTCTCTGGGGTTGGATATAACCTTAATGATCCTACTACTTACTCTGGTGGTGTTGCTCCTGCTAATACTTACGATGCTAACTATGCATCTGGTAATAACCAAGATATTAACAATTGTGCAAACGTTAAGACTTATATTGATACACTAAGAGCTATTGCGACAACCGCAATGACTGCTGGTAACCTTAATAACGTTAATGCTCTTTCTAGCGTTAATGATGGAACATTTGTTGATGGTGAAACAATCAGGACTACAAAGGTTGCTTATAAGGATCGCTCTAGAGGATTATTCGTAACTGGAGACCAAATTAAGGGTGTAACTTCTGGAGCAGTATTTAATGCAATTGGTGCTAACTCTGGTCTTAAGTGGATATTTGCAAGTGCTATTACTGGCACATTCCAAGATGGTGAATATCTCACTAATTCCACTCTAACTGCAACAAATATCACTACTAGTGTTATTGTTAAGAAACCAGAATTAAGTGGCACTAAATCTGTCTATATTCCTTCTAATGGAGTTATTACACAATCTGAAAGAGGAGACTTTGCATTTGGCACTGGAGACTTCACATTAGAAGGTTGGTTCCGTCCTGCTGCTAATGTTGGCACACAGATGCTATTTGACTTCCGTCGTTTGAGTGCTGCTTCAGGACTCAACGTTAGAATGGATGCACAAGAATTAAAGGTATATAACGGCACAACACAAGTTATCAATAGTGGTAACGTCTTCACAACAACTGGTACTTGGTATCATATTGTGGTTGTTAGAAGCAGTAACGTTACTCAGGCATATGTAAATGGTTCTCAGGTTGGTAGTAACTTCGTTGATAATAACAATTATCTTTATTCTGCTTTATATCTTGGTTGTGACTTTAACCAAGCAACTCATTGGACTGGTCACGTAGATAACGTTGTAGTTAAGAAAGGTATTGCTGATTATACTGCTGGATTTGTACCACAGACACAAGTTGATTATACTCAAGATAATATTGTATTTGGTTTAGATGGTGAAGGTCCATTCATTGCTTCTACTACTGAAGTATGGGCAAAGTATAGCGGACAAAATACAGCATCTACAACTGCTAAGAAATTAGATTATGATAATCGTGCAGTTATTGCATCTGACGTTGATTTAGGTAGATTAGAGAATAGGACTTGTGCAGATATTCTTGATTTGAATGCTACTTGGATTGCTGAAGAAGCAGTCGGTAGGATGAAGAATACATTCTCTGATTTCACTATCCGTGGTGACGATCCTGGTAATAATGTATATGGTGGTACCAACCTTTGTATCAGGGATACTAAGGATTACATCCTAGGTGCACTTATTAAGGATATTAGAGAAGGTGGTAATTTCCATACTATCTTTACTGCAAGGACTTATTTAACTTCTAGTGGTAAATTAGACCATATTGCTGCTGAGATTCTTCAGTCACTTTATACTTGGAATCAGGTATTTGAGCTTTGCAACTTTGTAATTACTACAACATCTAGTGACCTAACTGGTACCTATACTACAAAACTAAGAATTCCAAATAATTTCTCATCACCTGCATCACAAGGTGTACAAGATGAGATTACTCAACTTGGTAATGATTTACTTAGGGTTATTGCTCCTAATGACCAGAGATTTAGAGAAGGTGGATTCCAACTTTGGAAGAACCGTGATTACATTGCTGAAGAAGCAGCTGGATATGTAGAAGCTAAGTATCAGAAGGAAATTAATGGTGTTAACTATGACTTCCTAACAATGCCTGGTGGTGGTAGGACAACATGTGAAAGAGATATTAAAGATTTCATTCTTCCTGCTGTAATGGCTGACCTAGTTACAGGTGGCACATATCAGACTCAAGCAGTTATCGATAAGTATCTTGATTCACAAGATAATATTACTAGTGTAGAGGATGAGCTTAATCCAACCTTAGATGCAATTGAGCATACTAAGATGCTTTGTATGAAGGCAGTTAATAACCTATTGTTATCTCCAGGTGTTGCTGTTGCTGAATTAGGTGTTCCTGCATGGGTACAAGAAGAGTATTATTCACCAGCATATACAACAAGAGCAGCATATAGAGATGATACTATTGTTAAAGATACTGAAGCATATCCACAAGCAACTAGAAATGCTAATGATAGATTCTTAGATGCTGCAAGACTCATTGACCTTAATAAGTCAGTAATTGCTAGAGAAGTTGTTGCAGTAATGAATGACTTGTCTAAGTATGAGAATCTTCAAATTCCTGGTGGTCATGTTAACTGTGAAGATGATGTCCTTGACATGATAGATGCGATGGTTCATGACCTTCGTATGGATTGTAATGAGAAGACATACGATGCAGCAGCATTATATGTTGAGACAGAAAATAATTCACTTAAGCACATTGAGACTGAGTGGGAAGCATCTATCACTGTAGTTAAGATATTGAGAGATGTCCTTACAATGACAATGCGTAATGCATTTGGTAGGGATTATATAGAAGGCACTGACCTTAATACTACTCCAGTACAATCTTATGAGCAGAATGCTAAGGAGACATTATATCAACAATGTGCTGATGCAATTGATGGAAATATTAGATACATTGCAGAGCAAGCAGTTGCTGCTGGTTTAGTCCAATTCCCCAACCTTAATATTCCTGGAGGGTCATCAAACTGCGTCCATGACGTTACTGATATTCTCAGGTCATTAGCATTTAACCTTAAGTATGGTGGTAATAACTGGTTACAGTATTCTACTGAATTCTATACAACTTATGCTGGTAACTTAGACCACGTTACTAATGCACCTACTGAGACTAATTGGATAATGAATAAAGCACGTGATTATGCAATTCGTGCTATGAAGGGTCAGGTAATTACTAATGCTGCTGGTCATAATGTTGACCAGAGATTCTATAATGCTGTCCCAAGACCTACCAATTCTCTGAAAAATAGTGATGAGAATGGTATCATTACTGGTAGTGAAAATAATATCGTTACTAGAAACTTTAAGTTTGGTGAGGATAAGATTTCAACAACAGATACTGGCACAGGTATCATCACCGATGAGGATGCTGTATTCCGTGTTGTAACTAAACTTCCATCTACTCCAATTGATGCTTGTTTATTTGAAGCAGGTGGTAATACATCTGGTGTTTGGGTTGGTATTAGAGACAGTGGAACATATTTCAGACTTCGTGCTGGTAATGGTCAGAATTCATATGCTGCTGGTGCATCATATACCTCAGACACTGGTCTTGCTATGCTTGACCTACAAATTACTGGGCAATTTGCAACTTACTTCGATGATGGTGACCATGAATTAGTATGGGAGATTAAGATTGGTGGTAATCTAAGCACTGGTCCTGGTAGAATTAAACTATGGATTGATGGAGACTTCATTGACGAAGCAGTAACTCCAGGTGGCGGTAATACTGGTCTAACTGGTGGATCTGGAATCTTTGCTAATGAGCAATGGGCTGGATTCGGTGTATCAAATGGATCTCTAGTTTCTGGCGAGGCTGCTGGCATTAATACATTTACTGTTAATGTTGGACCTGCTCCTACTATTGCATATGACGTAACCAACGCAGTGTATGACAGTAGCACAGGTGATCTAGAATTAAATGTAGGACATCATAACCATACTCCTGGTACTTTCCTATCTCTGGTTACAAATTCATTGAATTTCACATGTGACCAAGATGATAATGCTACAACTCATTCATATCCTAGGTCAGGAGACCCTGCAGGTAATACTTCTATAGAAGTCCTCGATGTCGGTAAGGTTGAATGGACTGCAGAGAATGCTGTATATGACCCTGAAACAGGAACTATGACTATTACAGTTGATAGTCACGGTTTAACTGATTCTACAACTCATACTGCTACAGACGCAGCATATAATCCTGATTCTGGTGTTTTAGAAATCACCATGAGTGGTCATTCATTTAAGACTGGTGACCAAGTAAGAATTAAGAACGGTGGATTAATATTCACCTGTGCACAAGATAATCACGCTACTAAGCATGGATATCCAAGACAGAAAGACCCTGCTGGTAATCAGTGGTTGATTGTTGAAGCTACTACCACAGAGACATTTAGTGTCAACGTTGGTATGACACCTAAGGTTGAATATGATGTATCTGCAGCAACATATAATCAGGAAGATGGCGAGCTTGAAATGACAATCGGTCAACACCGTTTTGTTGGTGCTACCGTCCATACTGCAACATATGCTGAGTATACTGCTTCTACTGGTTGGTTGAAACTAACTGTACCTGGTCATAAGATTACTAAAGGTGAGCAAATTCAAATCATGGATAACTCCATGACATTTACTTGCTCAATGGATAATCATTATTCTAACCACACATATCCAAGGGCAACTGACCCATGTGTTGACAAGTGGTTAGATGTTGTTGAGACTGATATTCCTAACGGTACATTCACTGTTAATGTAGGTGCATCACCTATTGTTGGATATAATGCAACTTCTGCTAACTTTAATGCTGCTAGTGGTGACCTTATTTTAACCATTGGAGACCACACTCTCCCAGTAGGAACTCATATTAAATTAGCACAAGGGTCACTATCCTTCACATGTGATATGGATGACCATGCTAGTGTCCACAAATATCCTAGAAGTGTTGACCCAGTACATAACGAGCCTATTCCAATTAAGGCTGTTACTTCTGATTCTATTACTATTAACGTTGGTCCTACACCTCAGGTTCAGTATGATGTTAGCAATGCTACTTTCACACCTGCTGATGGTCTGTTGACATTAACAACAGATAGGAAGTTTAGTTTCCGTGATTCTACCAGACATAGTATTAATACTGCATCTTATAATGGTCAGACTGGTTTGATGAGACTCAAGGTTACTGACCATGGATTCTCCGATGGAGATTTCGTTAAATTAGATGATGGTGCTGTCACATTTACTTGTGATATGGATGCTAATGCATCTAACCATGCATATCCTCGCTCTACCGATCCATATAGTGGTAAGTGGATGGATGTTAGAAATGCATCTAAGGATGAATTTGATGTATATGTTGGTATGACACCAGAGATACCATTTGCAGTCTCTGATGCTACTTTCAATCCTAATACTGGTAGTATGGTATTGACTATCGGTGAGCATACCTTAGTAACTGGACAGAATGTTAAACTAACAGAAGAGTCAGTAACATTCCAGTGTTTCTTAGATGCTTATCAATCTGACCATGCATATCCTAGAGCATCTGGATCTAACTACGTTGGTAATGGTGGTGCTGACCCATTCTATAACAAACCAATTGCAATTGCAGCAACAACTTCTACAACTATTGAATTGAATGTTGGTGCTTCTTCAGATACTACACAACATCAGTTTGTACCTGCTGTTGGATTAACTCCAACTAATATTAGTCACAATCCTAATACAGGTCTTATGACTATCACTGTTGTTGATCATAAACTAAGCAATGGTGATTTCATTAAGATTGCTGATAATGCATTGACATTTACTTGTGCAATGGATAATCATGCAACTGACCATACATATCCACGTCCTGCAGACCCTGCTTCTGGATCATGGTTGAAAGTTTCTAACGTATCTGGTAACCAGTTTGATGTCCAAGTACTATCTGTAATCCCACAAACTAATACTACTCTTCACCTCTTTAAATCTGCTGTTGCTAACTGCATCACTAAGTCTGTTGTTAAGAGTGGTGGTGTTTACAACCATACATACGTTTCTTCTGTTGCTGACAGTCTACTTCATGCTGGAGATAGCGTTAAGATTGCACCTAATTCATTAGTATTCCGTTGTGATGAAGATGGACAGTCAAGTGACCATAGTTATCCTAGAGCTGCAACAACAACTCATACTCCTACAGATGTATCCTACGATCCTAATACAGGACATTTAAGATTTGAAGTTGCTGGACATGGATTCTCAAGTGGTGACTACATTAAGATTGCTGATAATTCTCTTACATTTACATGTAAGAAAGATGATGATGCAACTGGACATACCTATCCAAGAGCAACTGACCCTGTAAGTGGTAAGTGGGTCATGATTCATGATGTTACAACTGATAAGTTTACTATTGAAGTATTAGATTCTATACCTTCTACAAATACCACAATCCATTCATTTGTATCTGCTGATGCAAACTGCATTACTCATAAGAAGGATCACTTCTATGATACAAATATCCCTATTCATGGATTAGGCACAACATCACAAACTCCATCTGATATTACCTACGATCCAACTGCAGGTAAGATGAGAGTTACTGTTGCTGGTACTTACACTGATGCTACTGCGTATACACCTAGTGGATGTATGTTCTATCCTGCAACTGGTATCTTAAGAGTAACAAACTCTGGTCATTCTGTTAAGAATGGTGATATGATGCTTATTAAGGATAGCACCTTAACATTCAGGTGTGATGAAGATAGTCAAGCATCTGACCATCTATATCCAAGACCATCTGACCCAGTTAGCGGTAGATGGATTAAGGCATTTAATGTAGGTAGCACAACATATGACCTACAAGTTGGTAATGTATTAGGTGAGGCTGCTATTTCTAACCAGACAACTCATGTCTGCACAAATATTGCTGCTGGTGCCATCCTACATGCACAAGACTTTGTTAAGTTTGACGAGAATTCAATAACATTCCAGTGCACTAAGGATAATAACGCTACTGACCACACATATCCAAGAAGGTCAGACCCAACATTTAATCATTGGTTACCTATTTCTAATGTTTCAGGTGGAGCATTTGATGTCCATGTTGGTAAGTCTGGTATTAACGATGTATACGACCATACATTTGTATCAGTTGTTGCTAATGGAATGAAGCATCAGAATGGTACAGTTATCCTAGATGTAGGTAATGGTGCTATTTCTAATCAAACAACTCATGTATTCCAGAGTGCTACTCCTAATGCATTGACTGGTGGTGGACAGTATAATCATACATTTATTCCATCAGCAGAAACATATACACCAACTACTGCTACCTATCTACCAGCAACAGGTGTGATGACTATCACCATACCTAATCATGGATTCATGGAAGGTGAGAGTATTAAGATTGCTGATTATGGTTTAACATTCACCTGTCTACAAGATAGTAATGGTAGCGACCACTCATATCCAAGAAATACTGACCCTGTAAGTGGTAAGTGGTTGACTATTAGTAATGTAACTGATGAGACATTTGATGTCCAAGTCCTTCAGAATATTCCATCTACTAACACAACACTTCATACTTTCAAGAGAGCAGTTGCTGGATGTATAACAAGAGCAGGTGTAGCAACTGGTGGTAATTACACTCACAAATTTGTTGCTCCTTCACAGTTAACACCAACTAACGTTGCATACAATCCAACAACAGGTATTATGTCAATAACTGTTGCTGGTCATGGACTTAAGAATGGTAGTAGAATTAAGGTACAAGATGGATTCGTAACATTTACTTGTGACCAAGATGGTGACCAAACCAATCATGCTTATCCTAGGGCATCTGACCCATATAGTGATGAGTGGATGAAGGTAAGTAACGTCACTAAGGATACCTTTGACGTACAAGTCCTATTCAACATTCCTTCTAGCAATACTACAACCCATACATTCGTATCTGCAGTACCTAATAGTATTACAGTTGCTACTCTATTCAAGGGTAATGATAGTATCAAGATTGCTGAGAATGCTCTAACATTTACTTGCTCCATGGATGGCGGTAGCACAGAGCATACCTATCCACGTGCTACTGACCCTGCATACAATAACTCACTAAGGATTATTGATGATGGTGTAACACGTCATACTCCAACTAATGCTGTTTATACTCCAGGTACAGGTAATCTAACTCTAACAGTACCTAAGCATGGATGGTCTAATGGTGATTACATCAGACTTGATGATTATGCATTGGATCTCACTTGCACAATGGATGACAATTCTGAGAATCATGCATATCCAAGAGGCACTGACCCTGTAAGTAATAAGTGGGTGCAGATTTCTAACGTTGCTACAGATACTTTTGATATCAACGTAGGCACAACCTCTGCTGTCCAGTATACACCTACTGATGCTTCTTATGACCCATATACAGGTCATGTAGAAATGAATATTGGTGCTCATCCACTTAAGGTTGGACAGAGTATTAAACTTGCTGACGGTGGTTTAACATTCCAGTGTGACTTAGATGGTAATGCAACTAACCATGCATATCCAAGGACTACTGAGGATACATTCACTCCTACTGCAGCAACCTACAGTGGTGAAACAGGATACCTTCAATTAACCATTGAAAATCATGGTATGGATGATGGATCCTATATCAAGATTGCAGATAATGCACTTTCTGCTACTTGCACAATGGATGGCAATACAGATACTAAGACATATCCTAGGTCATCTGATCCTATTAGTGGTAAGTGGAAGAAAGTAGAAAATTCAACTGTTAATACTATTGATATTTTCGTTGGTAAATCAGAATTCACTAGTTACGACCCTCAGAATGTAGATTACAATCCTGCTACAGGTGTAATGGTAATTACTGTTGGTCCTGACCATGGAATAGTTACTGGAGATAGCATCTACATTAACCCACTATCCATGTGCTTTACTTGTGCACAGGATGGTCATGGTAGTGACCACTTCTATCCACGTCCTAATGGTACTGGTGGTGCTACTTCTGATGACCCTGCATATCAAGATGCTGTTGATGTAACTGCTGTATCTGATAGCACTATTACAGTTAATGTAAACCCATCACCTACTGGAGCATCTAATCACGCTCACATCTTTAAACCTTCTGTAGGTAAGACACCAACTGCAATTACTTACAGTCCATCTTCAGGTATCATGACTGTGACTGTTGTTGGTCATGGAATGGAGAATGGAGAGCAAATTCTATTTGAAGATAACTCTCTTATCTTTACCTGTGCCAAGGATGACCATGAGACAGAGCATGCATATCCAAGACCAACTGATTATGCAAGCAACAATTGGTTGACTATTTCTAATAGGACTAATGATACTTTCCAAGTTAAAGTCTTAGATAAAATACCTTCTACTAATACCTCTGCTCATACATTTAAGTATGCTAAGAAGCAGTCAATGTTGAGAGGCACTATTAGAAAGGGTGGTTCATTCGACCATACATTTACTGCATTCTCATCTGGTGGTGTATCTCATCTAAGAGATAGAGCACATGATATGCCTCTTGAGATTCAGAAGGTTGGTAACGCTAAGTATACTGCAACTGGTGCTACATACAATCCTGCAACTGGTATCTTACAGATTACAATCAACAACCATCCATTCTCTAATGGAAATAGAATTAAGATTGCTGACAACTCATTGATATTCACATGTGATATGGATAGCAATGCAACCAAGCATAGTTACCCACGTAAGGGTGTTGACCCATATGCAGGTAAGTGGTTGGAGATTAGCAATAAGCAGACAAACACATTTGATGTATTTGTAGGTAAGCAACCACGTGCTAACTACCTAGTTTCTGATGGTTCATATAATCCTGCTACAGGTGATATGACCTTAAAGATTGGTCAGCACAACTATAGAGGTGGATCACAGCATACTGTAACTGATGCTCATTACACTGCTTCCTCTGGTGTATTGAAACTAACAGTACCTTCACATGGATTTACTATTGGTGACAGAATTAAGTTAGCAGATGATTCTCTTACATTCAGATGTGAGATGGATGGTAATACTTCTAACAAGACATATCCAAGAGCAACTGATCCTAAGCGTAATAAGTGGATGGATATTAGTAATGTTACCCATGACACCTTTGAAGTTAACGTTGGATCATCTCCAATAGTTAATCACGATGTAACTACTGCTACTTACGATCCAAATTCAGGTAATTTAGAATTGACAATTGGATCTCACACTTTAACTGTTGGTGAGAGCATTAAGATTAAGAATAATTCATTGTCCTTCACTTGTGATTTTAATGGTGATGGTAACACTACTGTTAAGACATATCCTCGCTCTTCTGGTGCTTCAACTGGTGATGGTAAGGACTATGTTTATGATACTGCTGTTGCAATTACCGCAGTAAGTGGCACAACCATTACTGTTAATGTTAATGGTGGTCAAGGTGCTATTACAGATACTACTGCTCACAACTGGTCTGGTGGCACATCAACTGCTGCTATTCAGAGTGGTGGTAACTATCCTCACACCTTCCAGTCTGCTACTACAAATGGTTTGACTGTATCACATGAAGCAATTAAGATTGCTAAGGAATCACTAGTATTCAAGTGTGCAAATGATTCATTTGCTTCTGAGCACAAGTATCCAAGAGCAACTGACCCATACTATAACACTTCAGTACCTATTATTTCTTCTACTGCTGATAGCGTTACAGTGAATATTGGTATATCTTCTGACCTAACAGAGCATAGGTTTGAAAGGTCTATTAATGCATTCACACCAACTGGTGCAACATTTGTACCTGCTACTGGTGTTATGACAGTAACAATCCCAAGTCACCCATTTGCCAATGGTGATCAGGTGCAGGTTAAAGATGGTGGATTTACATTTACTTGCTTAGAAGATAATAATCAGACTAATCATTCTTATCCAAGAGCAAGTGACCCTGCTTCACAGAATGCATGGTTAACTGTATCTAACGTATCTGGAAATAATTTTGATATTAACGTTGGTACATCCTCTAACACTACAACTCATACATGGGTATCTTCCTTAGATGGTGCAGTTATAAGAGGAGTTGTCCAAGGTGGTGGTGCTTATGCACATACATTTGATAGTGCAGTTGCTGATGGAATCCATTGGGAGAATTCAACAATTAGTGTCGATGTAGGTGAATCTAAAGCTAAAGGATATGGCGTTTCTGCTGCATCCTTCGTACCTGCTACAGGTCTACTTACAATGACTATAGGTAACCATCAACTTAAGACTGGTACCTATGCGAAGATTGCTGCCAATTCAATGGTATTCCGTTGTGACCAAGATAGTCAGCAAAGTGACCACTCATATCCACGTCCTAATGGATTCAATGGTGCTACAGCAGATGACCCTGCGTTTAACGATAGAGTTGAAATTACTGCTGTAACTGCTGACAGTATTACTGTTAATGTTGGTACATCTTCTAACACCACAACTCACGTATTCCAAAACGCTAATAATACTTACACCCCATCATCTGCTGCTTACGACCCAACTACAGGTATCATGACTGTTAGTGCTCCTAAGGACACTAAGACAGTAAGTGGTGCTACCTATAACCCAACAACAGGTGTGATGGTATTGACTATTGGTGCTCATACATTGACCACTGATGATACTATCAAACTGAAGCCAAATTCAATTACATTCAGTTGTGATTTCAATGGTGATGGTAATGTTTCTAATAAGTCATATCCTCGTGCTGAGGGTGCAGCAACCACTAGTGGTGCTGACTATGCTTATAATACTGCTCTAGCAATTAGTGCGGTAGACCAAGCAGCAGGAACAATTACTGTTAACGTTAATGGTGGACAAGGTGCTGTAACAGATACTTCTGCTCATTCATTCGTTTCAGCAACTGCTAATGGAGTCCTAGTTGGCAACCACTTCCAGAATGGTGAATACGTTAAGATTGCAGACAATACATTTACCTTCACATGTGAGAAGGATAATGATACTACTAACCATTCATATCCAAGGTCTACTGACCAAGCAAGTGGAAGATGGTTGAAGATTTCTAACTGTAATGTTGATACATTTGATGTCCAAGTATTACCATCAGTACCTTCTACTAACGTATCTAAGCATACTTTCGTATCTGTTAATGGTGCAAATGGTTTAACTAGGTCTGTAGTTACAATTGGTGGTGAGTATACACATACATTCGTAAGTGCTACTAGCAACGCTGTAACTGCTGGTGGTAACTATACTCATACATTCGCTGCTGCTAAGAAGAATTCACTACACAGACAGAGTGGTAAGATTACAGTTGATGTAAATATTGCTCCAGACAGCACTAACAGATATGACCATACATTTGTAAGTGCTATTCCTGGTGCTGTCCAAGGTGGTGGTAATTACACTCACACATTTGTATCTTGTGATACAGGTGCTATTGAGAGAGCAAATGACTACATTTACATTAAGGATAATTCTTTAATATTCACATGTGACCTAGATGATCATAGGACACAACATACCTATCCAAGGTCTACTGATTATGCAAGTAATGAGTGGTTGGGTGTTTTCAATGTAACTTCTAGCACTTTCGATGTCCAAGTACTAAGAAATACACCTTCTACATTCCTAGGTAACCATACTTTCGTATCTGCTGAGAAGGATGGATTATGGAAGCAAACTGGCACCATACATGTTAATGTTGGACCTTCCCCTGCTGGTAATACATTCCAGCACCACTTTGTAAGTGCTAATGCTGGTGCTGTAATTCAAGGTGGTAACTATAAGCACAACTTTGTATCTGCTGCATCTAACTGTATTACAGTTACTAACGATGGAAGCACATTAACACCTACAGATGCATACTACGAGCCTGTAACTGGTCAATTAACCTTCACAGTTGTTGGTCATACTTTAGGCACTGATGATAGCATTAGAATTGATAGTAATTCACTAACATTTACTTGCACACAAGACCAGAATGCTACCAACCATACTTACCCTCGTGTAACTGATTATGTCGATGGTAGAATTATTCCTGTCCAGCAAGTTAACTCATGGGCATGGCCTGTGCAGAGTGACCTTTCATACTATCGTGCAAGATTAGTAGATCCTGGTTATACAGGTAATGAAGCAGCTGCAGTTGAAAGTGAGATTCAGACTCTTATACAATTCGTAACTGATGGTCTAAGCAATACTAATACTGTTGCTTCTAGAAGTTACTCAATGCCAACTATATGGCCTATTAAGTATACTCCAGAGATAGTCCAGAGAGATCTTGATATCACATATGACTTTGCATCTGGTGGTCAAGATTCTAGTGGTACATGGAATCAAACATGTCCTGAGAGTGCTGCTGCTATTAATACACTGGCAGATATCTATATCAATACTATTAGTGAGGCAGCAAATAATCAAGTTAATTACTTGACTAGTAATGTAACTAAGACATTCCCATACAATAGTAATACTGAATTCCAATCAGGTACTTGCTACAATGTTACATCAGCAATTGATTCACTATTTGACCTAATGGGTGCTGCTCTAGGGGCTGGTGAATACAATGATAAGAATATTGCTAATATGATTCTTTGGAATCAACAGGCAATTGCTGATAGAGCATTCGGTGAGACACAAGCTAACTATCCAACTACCAACCTTACTATTGACTTTGTAAATGATGTGCTCAAGGCATGTCGTTATGACATGATTACACATGGTAATGCTGGATCATTCAGACTTGCACAAACATGGTTTGACGGTGAAGGTAACTTCATTGCATTCCAGAATGTAACTAGGTCACACATCTTATATTGTCTGACAAAGACAAGAGAGATGATTAAGAGTGTTATGTATCTCCATACGGAAGATCCAATATGGGCTAATTATGATGTATACATTCCTACTGATAGACTTGAGTGGAATCAGGAAGCAGTTGAATTTATAATTGACTCTTCACTTAACCCACTAGAATATGCTTTAGAGCTTGGTAAGTTCCCAACAGAAGCAAGAGTTACATTCGTTGCATCTACTGACGCTGTTAATAGAGTTACTAAGAATGAGGTAGGTTGGGATTATAATACCGACCCTGCTCTTGTTACTCTAACACCTGAGGTAGAAGTTGGTTATGACCGTGCTGAGTATAGGATTAGAATTAATCGTGCTAACCAGTTCCGTCGTGGTGATATTCTAGAGTATATCCCTGCATCTGAAACTTCTCTCAGTGGTCTAACTAAACAGCAATATTTCTATTGCTTGACTGCTACTGCTGAGTGGTTTGAGGTTGGTGCTTCTTATATCCATGATGGAAGGTTTAGATTGTTATCAGTTGATACATCCAACTCTGGATCACAGATATTTGCTGTTACCAGAAGAAGCGGTGTTACAAGGACTGCTCCTACATATCCAGTTGACCCATCTGATACACCAATCCAAGGTGGATTCAATGCTGCTGATGTTATCTACGGAAGTACTTCTGGAGCAAATGCTGAAGTTTCTTCAGTATTGACTAACGAAGCGAAGATTTACAAACTCTTTACTCATTATGATGTTACATCCATGTCTCAGACATTGGGTGCATATGATAACTTCACTAACGGTGAGCAAGTACAGGTACAAGGAGCAACTGCTAATAATGGTTATGTCTTACAGACTGCTAAGACATCTGAGACTGGCACCACTATTGCTAAAATCCATACTATCGCTGGTTCTATTGCTGATACTGACGTAATTGAAGGTGTTGATAGTGGTGCTTCAGGTACTGTCGGACCTGCTTCTAATAGATTCTTAATTAATGTTACATCTGGTGCATTTGCAACTGGTGACTGGTTCTTTGCTAAGACTGGTAACACTGAAGCATATATGGATAACTACGTTAATAAGTCAGGTTCTCTGATTGATAACAGTGGTGGTCGTATTTCAATTGATGTAGAAACCATTGATAGTCAGTGGGTACCTGGAGACGTAATATATGGTAGTGTAACTGATTACATCCTTGAAGTTAAGGGTATCAGTGGCACAACTATCCAACTCAATCAGTGGTTACATGGCACAAATGTTTACCAATTAGAGCTTGGACCTGCCATTATTGATACAGGAATTAGCGATACATTCCGTGTTGGTGATGAAGTAACATTACTACAAGGCACAACTCAGAAGAATCCTGGTTGGACTGCAACTGTTACGAAATATGTCAATGATATTGATGCTGGTATTCATCGCCTCTGGATAGGTAATTTGGTACCAGTCGGCACAGGTGGTACCATTGCTGAAGTAACTCAGTCTACTAACAATATTGGTAAGGTAGATATCGGGTCTAACTTCCCAACCATCTATGCTCAGTGTATATCTTACACAGATACTGCTTACAGTTCTTACGCTAAGGTAGTTGCTATAATCCAACAGGGTATTACTGCTACTATCTGGGTAGAAGATGCTTCTGGAACATTCGTTGATAACATGTCATTGATATCTGATGATGGATGGGGTGGTGCAGTTTCTTCTGCTCGCACACTTGAGGGTAGAGTTGACCGTTATTTCCGTGGATTTGATGGAGTGCAGACAACATTTGATTTAACTATCTCTAATGGTGAAGCATACTTCCCAGATCCTGCAGGACATATACTAACATTCGTTAATGGAATCCTACAACCTCCTGGTGGTAACCAGTCATACGTTGCATTCTCTGATAAGATTCAGTTCGCTGAGCCTCCTGAGATTGGATCACAGTTTGTTGGATACTACGTTGGTAAATTACGTCAGTTAGATGATATTTCATTCGAGTTTGACTCATTGAAATCTTCCTTTAACCTCAAGCGTGGTGGATTATTCTACTCCTTGACACTAACTGAAGGTGTTTCCTCTAACGTTATCCGTCCTGAGAATAATATTATCGTTTCACTTAACGGTATTATTCAGGAACCTGGTATCGCATATGAGATTGTTGGTTCACGTATCATCTTCGCTGAAGTCCCACGTGCGGGAAGCACATTTGTTGGATTCTCCTACATTGGTAGTGACGCTGACGTTATTGCAGCAACAGTTGTCCCACCAATTGAAGCAGGTGACCAACTCTTTATCGAGGGTGAGGAATTTAATCGTGACGTTGCTCTGATTGAGTCTTCTAACTCATTAATCACATTTGAATACACTGGATCTGTTAAGGGTAGAAACGCTGCTGCTATTGCAGAAATCACTTCTGGTCAGATTACAAATGCTAATCTAACCAACTCTGGTGATGGTTATACCACACGTCCTAACGTTGATGTTATTTCTTCCTCTGGATTTGATTCACGCATTAAGGCATTGATGGGTGTTACTAGAGTTGATGTTAAGACTACTGGTGTAGGTTACTCATTACCTATCGTTGCTATCGATAACGTGGTACCTGATGACTTCACAGAGCCAGAAGGTGCTCCAATTAACGGAGGATTTGACGTACTCGCAGGTGAAGGTGCTGAATATCAGGATGGTGGAACACAAGTTGATCCTGGCACGATTGCTATCGTGATTGACCCAGTTAACGTAACAGTTAACCAAGGTCAGACTGCTGCATTCACAGTTGTCTCTACTGTAACTAACAGTCAGACAATGAATTATCAGTGGCAGAAGAAGGAATATGGTACTCAAACTTGGAGTAACATCATTGGTGCTAACCAAGCGACATATAATTCAAATAATACACAACAGGCAGATGACGGTGATGAGTATCGTGTTGCTATAACAGCAGCAGGTGCAACTCCTGTTTACTCACTATCTGCTATCTTGAGTGTCCAGACTGGTGCTACAGTCCTAAGCAACTTCAGTCCAACTCAAATCTTCGATGACATCTAAATAAAAGTAAAACCATGGCTGCTACCGCCACTATAGATAACGCTACCAAAATAATCTCAGTGAGCTCGGATTGTCTCCCTGCTCCTGTGAATTTTGGGACGTTCCCTAACGATAACAATCCTAATACTATTGTTGAGCATGATTGGGACCATAGTTTCCTATATCGTGGTGGTACATTTGGTATCACTAGAGTATTTGATGACAATCAATATACTCATGATGGATTTATTAGGTCTATCACAATATCAACAAATGACCTAACACTATTCACTAATAATCAAATAGATGAAGGTGACCATTTGCTATTTGTATTCAGTGATGGATTAAAGAAAAAGTTTTTATATAAAGGGACTACATTCACATCACTTTCTGGTGAGTGTTGGTTGGCAACAGACCAACGGTTAGATTTGATAATGGAGACACAGGAGTCAACTCCTGTAACTGGTACCTATGAATATTATGACCAAAGGAATGGAAGAGGAGACACACCATTAGGTGCTATTGGAGTATCTGGAAATGGTGTAATGATATTCAACCCTTCTGCTGGTTCTGGACTTAATCCTCCTTCTGGATTTAGTTGGGTTGCTGCAGGAGAGTCTACATTTGTCGATACTGGAGAGGATTCTTGTGGTGGACATCCACAGCAACAAGGGATGTATCATTACCATGACCCTCATTTCTTAGATTGTTGGAAATCTGGATCATCTATGGCATCATATAATGATTATTATGGTGCTACTCAGTATAATGGTAATAATATCCGTCATCCTGATGGTCATTCTAAGATGATTGGTATAGCATTTGATGGATTCCCTATCTATGGACCTTATGGATACGGCACACCATTCGATAATTTGAGTGGTACAAGACCAATGAGGACTTCATATCGTGTAAAAGATACAGAAGCACCTGGAAGACCTGATTATGGTAATACAACTGACAATCCTCCTGCAGGAACACTTATGGAGGACTGGGAATATGTTGAAGGTGTAGGAGATTTAGA